GAAACCGCTCGGGATCACCATGCAGCACCGCACCGGTTGTCACCATCTCGGTATACAGCAATGCGTGTCGGCTGATCAGCCGCGCAAAGTAGCGATAGTGGCGATCAGTCCAGTCCATCATCGGCGCCACGGAGAAGCGGCGATTGGGCTCTTGCCGCGTGGTTACTGGGCTGGATGGTGATTCTGGGTGCATTTCTGACTGCCTGTTTAGTGCTTAATTTCTGCTGTTTTCGGCTGTTTTTTTAAGGTGGGTGCTACAATGTAGCACCGTCAAAAAAAATGTAGCACCGCCATGGGTACCATCACAGAACGCAAACGCAAGAACGGAAAATCGAGTTATACGGCGCAGATCCGGATCAAGCGCCGAGGCAGCGTAGTTTATCAGGAAAGCCAAACCTTTGAGCGCAAGCAAGCCGCCAGCGCCTGGCTGAAAAAGCGAGAAGGGGAGCTGGCCCAGCCGGGTGCGCTTGATAAAGCTGTGCGCGCTGGTGTGACTGTGCGAGAAATGATCTTGCGCTACCTGGAAGAGTTTGAGCGGGTGCGGCCGCTGGGCAAAACCAAGCGTGCAACATTGAAGGCGATTGCCGATACCTGGTTGGGCGACCTGGCCGACAGCGACCTCACCAGTCAGCGCCTGGTCGAGTATGCGCACTGGCGCCGCAGTGACCAGGGCGGGGCGGTGCAGCCGCAGACCATCGGCAATGACCTTTCCCACCTGGGTGCGGTGATGTCTGTAGCACGGCCTGCCTGGGGCTTTGAGGTGGATCATCACGCGATGGCTGATGCCCGCAAGGTACTGCGCAAAATGGGCATGGCGTCTCGGAGCAAAGAGCGTGACCGCCGGCCGAGCCTTGAAGAGCTGGACCTGCTCATGACGCACTTCTCCGAGATGCAACAGCGTCGGCCTTCATCCATACCCATGCCAAAGGTGATTGCCTTCGCGCTGTTCTCTACGCGCCGGCAAGACGAGATCACCCGCATTCGCTGGGCCGACCTGGACGAGGCCGGCCAGCGCGTACTGGTGCGGGATATGAAGAACCCCGGCCAGAAGCTGGGCAACGATGTGTGGTGCCACCTGCCTGATGAGGCATGGGCCATTGTCCAGAGCATGCCGCGGCTGGCTGACGAGATATTTCCCTATAACTCCAGCTCTATATCAGCCTCATTCACCAGGGCGTGCAAGTTTCTGGAGATCGAGGATCTGCGCTTTCATGATTTGCGGCATGATGGTGTGAGTAGGCTATTTGAGATGGACTGGGATATTCCTCGGGTGGCCAGTGTGTCTGGGCATCGCGACTGGAATTCTTTGCGTCGCTATACTCACCTTCGCGGGCGGGGTGATCGTTACGCAGAATGGAATTTATCGGCTCGTCACTTGGAGTAGAACAGGGATGGTAAAAAGGACTTTGATATTCGGTAATGGCTTGGGTATGGCATTAGATTCGGAGCATTTCTATTTGCCAAATGCTATGGCTGATGTCTGGAATAATCCAGACTACCTTAGCCGTCAAGAGAAACTTCTGATAAGTACTTGTTTGGGGGGCGAAGATATTATTCCCCAAACTGAGGATCAGTTGGATCCGCTGCATCGTGTCGTCGCCGCTTGCAGAACCTTGAAACAAGTGAGCGCTTCGCAGCACATGGATGTTCACTGGCTGAGCCCTGAAGGGCAAGCTTTTCCTGAAGCGGTAGGCAACTATATCCATAAGGTAGCCACCAGGCTACACCTTTTTGATGGGCGTTTGCCGGACGATTTTTTGGAGCCGCTTTTAGAGTTTCTACGTGAGACTAAATCACACGTTGCAACGCTCAATTATGACAGGCTTCTTTATGGGGCTTTTATAGATCGTGGATTGATGAGAGATTATTTCAATACGACTCTCGTTGATGGCATGATCGATAGAGGGTTCCGTCCTGAAAATCTAGAGCGTATGAATAATAACGACTTTGGCTATTATCTCCATTTACATGGCTCTCCGCTGTTTTTTGATCATGAAGATGGTTTGGCTCGCAAGCGTCAGCGATGGGATCTAGATCCTTTCTCTGTTGAAGGGTCTGATCATATTGTTTTGACCCACGTACGCCATAAAAGGACGGTTATTGGTGCTTCGGCAGTGCTGTCTGCTTATTGGCGGTTTTTGAATGACGCCTTGAGTGAGTCCGAAAAAATTATCGTATTTGGGTATTCAGGCTTAGACGATCATCTAAACGAGATGATTGCTGCCTTTGCTCGATCAAGGCCGGTGTTAATTGTTGAGTGGTTTAGACCAGAAGTCCGGAAATCAGCTCGGAAATCATTTTGGACTCGAGTATTTAAAACACAAGATATTCAATATTGTTCTCTCGAGAACATACTTCGCTTTTCTCATTGGGACTATTGATTGGACGCGCCGCGCTCATCCTGCGCGGCGATACCGTCCCTGCAACTTGTCATTCTCAATCACCGCCTTCGCCCGCTGATCGTCCAGGTACTTGGCCAGATCCTGCACGTGCACTCCCTTCGCGGCTTTCTGGCTGCCCTCCATCCGCACAATCGGTAGGTCTATCTCTGCCGCCATCACCTTGCGCTGCAGCTTCTCCACGCTTAGGTGGCTGAAGTAGTCAGTGCACACCTTGTCTAGCGGTATCACTGCCAGCCCGCTGTATTGCGCCATGAGCAAGAATAACGTGTTCATCTTACGCAGCCCTCAAGGCCGAGCTGCTCCTGCATGGGCGTGCGTGGGCTCGGACGGTTTTCCACCTCTATGGGGTGCACCTGTGGATCGCAGCTGTAGCTAGTGCAAATCTCGGTCGCAAACACCTCCTGTTTGTGCAGGCTGCATGTGCCGTAGGGTGTTCGCTGCTTGCGCCCATTCCAGGTTGAGAATGGGCAGTGAGCATCGTTGGCGAACCCCTTGGCTTGGTAGTGCAGGCAGCTCACGCAAGCTTTTGGCATGGTGATATGGCTCAGGTCTCGCTTATACCCCTCCACAAGCTGCGCTGCAGCACCACCCCCAGAGCGGAGCGGTGTGCTCGGTTCTGCTGCGTGGCGCACGCCTTGGGTGGGGGTATTGGCGGTTCTGCGGGTGCTGGCTGAGGGATTGATAATGCCTGCCCCTGCGGGGCAGTGGCTCTTTATGCCGCTGCCGTTGGTTTTGTGAGGGCGACCGTCTGGTGCGGCGGTCGCCTCATGCACCGAGCGATGGTCGCCGCCGCGCAGCAGCGCGGCAGGAGCGGTGGTGTAAGTGGCAGCGGCTGCTGTGCAGGTAGTCATGCGCAGTCTCTCCCTTCCGATAGGTAAGCCGGTGATGCGGGTTGTCGGGGCTGCTGTGTTTGCAGTGCCAAGCGGCGGTTGTGGGCGGTCAGCTCGTTAAACAGCTGTACCTGATACTGGTGAAACGCTTCCTCGCTGCTCCACGCGCGTAGGCGCTGAGCAAGTGGTTGGGTGCCATGCAGGCACGGCCAAGCTGTTCCGTCGCTTGGCATCAGGTCGCGCTTCTCTGTGGCCAGGGCGATCATGTCGGCGTCGTGTACGCTCGCCGGCAGCTCCGGATCGAGCCGGAAGCGGGCGCAGATCGCGTGCCAGATGTGCTGCTCGATCTGGCGGGCGACTGGTAGCAGCGCCTTAAAAGGGCGTGTGATGTCGCCAATGTATGCTTCGGTGGCATCGTGCAGCAGGGCGGCCAAGCGGTGCTCTGCGGGTACCAGCTCTGCCACTATGCAACTGTGTTGCGCCACGCTGTAAAAGCGGTGGGTGTGGCCGTTGAAGCGGCACAGGTGCGCCAGTGCGTGCGCAATATCCAGCGGACTCACGTTCTCCGCGCTCGGTTGCATCAGGTCAAAGTGTTTGCCGGTGTGGGTGAGTATCCAGCTCATGCCGCACCCCCCTGCATTACCTGCGCTGTATCTTCTGGGCTGGCGGTGCTCAGGCTCTGCGGTGCTGGCTCAACCCAGCCCAGGCGCGTGGCCATGTTGCGGCACTCGTCGCGCAGCTCGCGCGCGGTCTCGGCCTGTGGGGCGTTAAACGCGTCAAAGGTGCGGGCGGCCAGATCCAGCGTGGTGGCCGCCTGCAGCAGGGCGCTGCGGTCTAGCACCTGCAGCACTTTTACTTCGCGCAGACGGGCGCTTAGCTCTGTGATGGTCTGCTGCTGGCGGTCTGCGATGTGCTGCTGCTCGCTGGCCAAGCGCTCATGCCGGCTTGCTTTGCTGTTCAACAGATCCCGTTCAATCTCGTGCTGCACGTCGCGTTCGCCGCGGCCAATGCGCAAGCCGTAGAAGTACAGCGCGAGCGGTGCGCAGATCAAAATGCATAGGCCAACAAGGGTGGTGGGTTGCATATCCATGGTGGTTGCTCCGTGGTTTATGGGGCCGGTGGTGGCGGCCGGGTCGTCAGGGTTGTTCTGGTGGTGCCAGTGCCTTGGCCAGCGTGTTGTCCGCTCGGGCGGCGCGCTGGTCGATGTAGGCGGCCAGATGGTGGATCTCGATGTACTGGCGGGCCTCGCGGCTTTCTTCCAGGGTGGTGACCGGAAGTGGCAGGCGCGGGGTGCCGAGTACGCGCTTAAAGCGGTCTTCATTGACGTTGCGAAACAGGCGCTCGCGCAGCTCCTCGCGAGGCACCAGCACGGTGCCAAACATGCGAAAGAGCATGTCCAGCGTGCTTGGCCGGGGCGGCGTGTGCAGGCGCAGAACCTGTTGGGCTGTGTCCTCGGTCACGATGGCTCCTTGTTGCGTTGTGGGTGGTTCCAGGCAATGGTCAGGTGCGTGCGCACCAGCGCTTGCCAATGGGGCGGGACCAGCTCCATCGCAGCGCGGCGCTCGGCCAGCGTGGGCAGTTGCACAATGGCGGCTGCCCAGGCGCGGGGCGTGAGCGGTTGCACGGTCTGGCCGTTGATGCGCAGGTGCTGAGCGTCACGCGACATCTGCCCGGTCCGGTGGTGGCGGTGCCGGCGGTTGCATGTCGAGCTGGAAGGCGAGCCAGCGCAGCCCGTCCCGGCGAATGCGGGTAGAGCTGCTGTACTGCATGCCAAGTGACGGGTGCGGCCAGCTGCTCTCGTGCACAAACAGATAAGCACGGTGCCGCTGTGGTTGGGCGGGCAGGTTGCGGTCGTTCAGCAGCCTTTTGGCGCGCATGCGCTTGATCAGCTCTGGCCGCGTGATGCCCAGCGCCTGAGCAGCGCTTTGCAACGTATATGCGTACATGGGCCACCTCTCAGGCTACCTGTGCGGTGCTGCGGCAGGCGCTGAGAAAGCGCTGCAGCAGCTCGTGCAGTTGCTGATAGGCCGTCTCGGGGTCAGCCGGCAGGGCCATGCATAGGCGAGTGTCATGCACTTGAATGCAGGTGCGCTCTGGTGAGCTGGTCACCTCCACGTCCAGCTCGTCGTCTGTCGTGAACTGCTGGGTGCCTTGCCGCAGCACGACCGCCCGGCGCAGGGTGCTTTCTACGTCGCTGACCAGATCCCACTCGTCCAGCTGGGTGGCTTCTGCGTGCACGCCGTTGGCCGCGCCCTGGATAAACCGCGCAGCCCGTTCTGGGCAGGCCGGGCGCTTGAGGGTGATGCTGCTCTGGCCCTGACTGCTACTCACAGTCAGCTCAACCGCGTGACTGCATTGCAGCACCAGCAGTCGCACGGTGGTGCTAACGCCCAGGCTGTTGCGCAGGGTGTGTTCAAAGGTGCCGTTGAGTGCCAGTTGTGCTGGCAGGCGTGCGTGACTGGCGGGGTTAAGTGTGAGCATGCTCATGCTGCGTCGCCTCCCTGTGGTGAAGAGGAGGGCGCACGGCTGACCAGGCGCGGCCGGCTGGCAACATACCGGGCGCCGGCGTCGCGTGCGGCTCTGCGCAGCTCAAAGATGCGGTCTGCGCTGCAGGATGGCAGCGCGTGGAGTGTGGTGGTCTTCATTGCTTACCTCGGCTCTGTGGTGGAGAGACGAGAAGAATATGAACCAAAAGTACATATTTGTAAAGTTGCAGAGCCTAGGGCAGATTAAGGCTGGCCCAGCCAACTAAATGGGTTTAGCTATTGCATTTTGGTAAAGCTTTGTGCGATTGCCTGAGCCATCAGCGGGGGTACAGCATTGCCCACCTGCAACGACTTCGACGACTTGGTGCCGTGAAAACGAAAGTCTCGTGGAAAGGTTTGTAGGCATGCAGCTTCTCTGAGACTGATAGCTCTATCTTGTTCTGGGTGGCCAAAACGCCCGTTGGAGTAGCTGATACAGCGGGTTGTCAGGCCGACCGCAGGCTTGTCCCAGCTAAGCCTGCCATATACATCGGTATGACCGCTGTAATTGCGATGGCAATTGATGAGCAGTGACTCTGGCCAAGAGCTTCGGCCTCCGCCTTCGGGAGTAAGCCGAATCCGTGCCAAGTTTATCTCGGATAGGCCGAGGGCGAAGTGGTCGGGATCGCTTTGGTGGACTTGGCCGTGATTGATCCGGGGTAGGTCGTAGATCCATTCCCGTACTGTTGAATAGGGCTTCAAATCAGGGCCGTGTGTCCTTTGGGGAATTTTGACTGGGCTATTGAGTGATGCAACAAGGATCAGTCGGCGCCGTTTTTGTGGAACTCCAAACCATTGCGCTTCCACGACTTCAGAGTCGTAACTATAGTTCAGCCTTTCCAGAGTTTTGAGAAAGCGGTTAAATATAGCGCTTTTCCTTGAATTATTCTGCATGCCGGGTACGTTTTCGATAAAAACATAATCAGGCAGCCAGTGCTCAACGAATCGAGCAAATTCATCTAATAGTGTGGCGCGAGCGTCAGAAGGTTTATTTTGCCTGTTTTGTTTGGAAAATGGTTGGCAAGGCGCACACCCGGAAAACAAAATTTTATTTTTCCTGGCTCCTATAGCAGTACTGAGCGCGTCTGTAGAAAGTGCTCTAATGTCACCGTTTATGACTTCTGCTTCTGGGAAGTTCTCTGCAAAGGTTTTTGATGCAGATGGATCAATATCTAGGCCAAGTTTGATATTGAATCCTGCAGCCTTAAAGCCGCAGCTAGTGCCGCCGCAGCCAGAGAAAAAATCGAAAACGTCAATGCTCATGATTAGTTGTGATACTTTTTAAGTATTTCACATATGCCTTGTATGTCTTCGTTGCTTTCAGTGATTTTAGCTAGGTACCGCACTTGAAGGCTCAGAATTTCGTCAGAAGTGGTTTGCTCGTTGTCCATTTTGGCAAGCTCGTCTCGAGTGAGATTTGCGAATTTGTCTTTATGGCTCGGACTGCTATTGTATTTGCTTTCCTTGTCAAGCTCAAGAGCATTCCAGATGAACTCTTCAGGGGTGTTGGCGGGAAGGTAGTAAAGATTGTTATTGCAGAACTCTAGGTAGCTTCTCTCTAATTTTTCTTGCTGTAGTTTTTTTTCCTCTTTTGTTCCGCTGTGTAGCGCGAATTTTATTTGGTCAATGCCTGTTATGTTTTTTATCTCTTTTGTGATGCTTTCGGTATCTGTGGCAGGGATGCTGTTCGCCATGCGCGGAGCATTAGCGGGTTTTTGGTCTCCATCAAGGAATATTAAGCTGTTGTTGTCATTTGTTTGAACTAATGTTGGGATGCATTTGCCTAAAATGGTCTGAGCGCCACCGGGAAATGCAATTATCTCAAATTGGTCGAAAGCACCTGGGCCCATGGTGCGGAGGCAACGTTTTACGAGCTCTTCGGCTAGTCGATCCTCTACGAAAACTTTCGTTTTGTTCGGCGCTAAGTGGCCGAGATGAAAAAATGCTTCACTGGCCTTAACTTTCTGCTGGGCTACCATTTTCCCGGTTATCTGATTTTGTTGAAGCAGGGTTATTGCTTCTGCTGGAAGTGCCTCTATTATGAACTTTGAGTGTGTTCCTATAAATATTTGGTGTTTGTTTGCAAGGCAGACTGAAATCAGAAATTCAGACAGTTTTACTTGGGCTCCAGGGTGTAGGGATACCTCCGGTTCGTCTAAGATTATCAGACTTTTGGCGGGGGCTTGGTTTAGCTTGTAAACCAGCATGACAACCGCGAATTCTCCACTTCCAGCAAATGCCTCGCTGTAGTCTAAGTGGTTTGTTGACATGATTGCAGTAAAGCCTTCGCTATCAAATAACGTATGCTTTATTAGTGATATTTTTTTGTATTCTCGTCCAAGTATCAAAGATATTTGATCGACTTCTTCCTGGGTGAGCTCGACGCGAAGTAAGATTTTTTCTTCTTTCCCCTTGAAAGGTTTGTAGCTACTCAAGTTCTCCTGAATTACTTTTTTTAGGTGCTTAGACCTGTCTCTTAGAAACTCTTTCCCCTTTTTTCTTGTAGAGTGGGAGCTAGCGTCGCCATGATAAAGCGCCTTGTCAAATGCGCTTATCTCGTTTCGGAAGTCAATGAGTAATACGTTTTTTTCAATGCCTGACCATCTGGTTTTTTTTCTGCCGAGTCTGCTTAGCTCTTCCTTGAGATTGGTCCCGCTCAAGCTTTTATCGATATCTGGCATGGGGGTCATGCCATCTTTAATGATAGGTCGAGAGGGTTCCCAATAATCAGGGTCTTTTTCTTTTTTAATGCGTGTTTGGATTACTTCAACGATTGATTTTGTTGGGGGGTTGAAATACCCAAAGATATAGCGTGGTCGTCCACCTTTTTCATCTATGGGGTCGATGTCGGTTGAAAACCAGTAATCTCCTAGGTTCTCATAATGAGGGCAGGCAGCTATAGCCCGTAGTATTGAACTTTTGTTTGATCCGTTTGGCCCGACTAACGCTGTGATTGGGAAGTCAAAAGATAAGCTAAGGCCAGGTGATAAGTTCTTGAAATGGGGGAATCTTATGTGCCTGATGTACGGCTCAAATTGATTCGCTGCCAGTGCCTGTTTGAGGCTATCTATTTTTTTATCTAAAGGCTGTTTCTGCTGGTTTTTTGATGACATAACGATCCATGTAACCGGTGGCGCTATAGTTTTTTTGCATTCCAGACTAGAACTACGCGAGCATGAATTCTTATTTCATTTACATTAACTATCTGATCTTTATGCTGTTTGTTGTCGCTGATCATGTCGAACTGAGTAGGTGAGTGCTTCTGCAGACGCTTGATGTACAGAAGATTGTCCCAAGTGAACACGTAAACACCATCACCTACAAAGGCGTCAACTCCGCGGTCGATGATGACCGGATCTCCGTCGTTGATGGTGCCTTCCATGCTTTGGCCCCACCCGGTGATCACTGCAAGATTTTCAACCTTGCTGAACGAGATTCCCCGGCCAATCAGGTGGGACTCATGCAGCGTCAGGTGGCGGACAGTTTCGATGTAATCGGCGGGCACCTGTCCATGACCCATGGCGCCACGGATGTTGTACTGGGGGATTGAGATCTCGCCATCCTTAAGACGGCCGCGACCTGCAAAATCAGCGGTTATCACGTTGTTGTCCTTAACATCTTTGCTGCTTGGCGAGCCTTCGCCGTATTGAAGCCATTCGACACGTACACCCAGATGGTGTGCGATGGTGAGCATGTTGGCACGGCCAGGCATAGTCTCGCCATTCAGCCATTTGCTGGCTGCCTTGTCGGAAACACCGGCTACGTCGCGCAAGTAAACGCCAGCCCCCCAAGATTCCTGCCCCACATTTTTTAGGGCGGCTTTCAGGCGTTGGGCAAAGGCTTGTCTTAGTTCGTCATTTTGTACCATGGGTTCACTATTGCACGTGCTTGACTGTACTTTCAGTACCGAGTTAATCTGTACCTAAAGTTCAGAAAGGTTTGTCTATGAGCGCTCTGAGAGAGGTTGTTGCAAAGGTTGGCGGCGTAACTGCAGCTGCAGGTATCTGCGGGGTCAGTGCTCGCGCGGTCTACAAGTGGCTGGCTGCAGGTGCTCTGCCCAGGACTGATTACACCGGGGAGACAACGTACGCTGCAGCTTTGGCGAAGGCTGCAGGCGAGCCTTTCAGTGAAGAGGAAATACTTACGCGGGTCGCACGAAGAAAGGCCGCAGCGTAAGGCGCTTGGTTTCATATTTCACATCTGCTCTCCATGGCAGTGATGAAAGCCAGCCCCGTAACGGGCTGGATTCGGTCGCGGTACAGCCGGGAGGCTGGGCCAAGACCAAGTTCTTCCGGCGTAAGCCGGGCCGACATCTCCACCACAGATGATCGGTTGATGTAGCTGTAGTGACTGCCGGGCATGCCCGGCTATCACCGACCTGATTGGATCAGGACTTGCCGGTATCTCCACCACAGATTTACCGGCCGTTGGTTGCCCGCCGTCTCCACCACAGATAGGCGGGCAGGTTGGCACGGGCACCACGGAGCGGTGGCCCATGCCTTTTTTCTGGCCGGCGTTTCCACCACAGAGCAGCCGGCCAGGGGTTTGTGATCACTGGGACAGTGCTCACAGCGCAACTGTAGCAAAACAGGTGTGCTGTGGCACTGGCAGACTTTGGAGAGAACTGCCATGAGTCGAGCAGCCATGAGTTGCGTCGAGCGGGCCAAGCGGGAGTTGTTGCCGCTGGAGCTTGCTTGTTATCACGCGTTACGTGAAATGCCCGGCGGTACCGCCGGTTTTGCTGCCCAATATGGGCGTAACCCTTCCACCATGCAGCACAAGCTGAGCCCCACTCAGCGCACTCATAACCTCACGCCCGTTGAGGTTGAAGAAATCACCGCCTACACACGCGACCCGCGCATTGTGGATTCCATGATTGCGGCCTTTGGCAATGCCTGCTGGGTAGACCTGCAGCCGTTGCTTGAGCGGCAGCAGCGTGAGCACCGGGGCGAGGTAGAGGCTCTGGCAGAGGTGCTGACGAGCGCGGGCGAAGCATTGCGCAAGCAGAGCGGCCTGCTAGAGCGCTTGGGGCACCACCTGTCAGATGGGGTGCTGGACCACAGCGAGGCGGCCGAGTGTAAGCAGCTCATTCAGCGCGTTTACGGCGCGTTGTTGCTGCTTGAGCGCACGCTGGACCACCACGTTGAGGGAGGGCCAGCCCATGGCTGATAACGCGGATATTGCCACCGACAACGTGCAGCGCTACCTGGACCGCACGTTGGCCGACCGTTCGGCCAATGCCTTGCGCACGGTCGCGCCTGAGTGTGAAGACTGCGGCGACCCGATTGCACCTGAACGCCTGGCGGCGCTGAGCAGCTGCGGCTGCATTCGCTGCGTGGATTGCCAAGCACTGTTTGAGCACAAGCAAAAGGGGGTACGCCATGGCTGAGGCACATGAGCTGTTGGAAGACGTGTTGGCACAACTGCGCGATGCCGGGCTGGACCCGGACACGCCGCTTGAAATTGGTGTGCGTACCCGCTGCAAGGCGAACGGCGACCAGGGCAAAGCGCGCACCGGTTTTTATGTGATTTACGAGCACCGGAACGATGGGCGCACGTTTTACGCGGGGGCGTTCGGCTCCTGGCGTGAGGGCAGCAAGGGCGACTTTCACAAGTTAAAGCCGGTTGGCGGCCGCATGAGCGAGGAAGACCGCAAGGTCATCAAGGCGCGGATTGATGCCACCAAAAAACGCGAGGCGGCCAAGCAGGCAGCGCGGCATGCAAGGGCAGGGCGGCGCGCTGCTGCCATGTGGAAGACGTTGCCAGAGCGTGGCCGCTCTGCGTATCTGGAGCGCAAACAGGTCACCGCGCTGGGGGTGCGGTTTGGTCGTAAGCCGGGCACGGCTTTGGTGCCAATGCTGAACGTGCGCGACCAGGTGGTGGGGCTGCAGATTCTGTTTGATAAGCCAGATGAAGACGGCCTGAGCAAACGCTACTGGCCGCCCGGCCTGCAGAAAGAGGGCGCGTTCTGCTTGATTGGGCCGCATCCGGAGCCGGGTGAAGCGGTGCTGTTGTGTGAGGGCTACGCCACCGGCGCAAGCCTGCATTTGGCCACCGGCATGTGCGTGGCCATCGCCTTTGACGCGGGCAACCTGATGCCGGTGGCCGAGGCAATGCGCGAGCGCTACCCCGGTCGCCAGTTTGTGTTTTGCGCGGATGACGACTGGAAGACCACCAACGCCAAAGGCGAGCCCTGGAATCCGGGGCAGGAGAAGGCTGAGAACGCCGCTGCAGTAGTGGGTGGCCGGGTGGTGATGCCGCTGTTTGAGGGCGAGCGGGAAGACAAGTGGACCGACTTTAACGACCTGCATGTGGCCGAGGGTATTGAGGCGGTGCGCCGGCAGGTGATGGCGGTGGTTCGGCCCCGTGCCGAAGGCGGCTGGCGGGAGCACTTGCACCGCAGCAATACCGGGGCACTGGTGGCGCATGTGGTGAACGTGGCGCTGATTCTCGCGAATGATGAGCGCTGGGCCGGGGTGATTGCCGAGGATATTTTCAGCTCCAAGACGGTGAAGCGCCGTGCCACGCCCTATGGCGGCAAGGCAGGGGAGTGGAGCGACCTGGACGACACGCGCACGGCAATCTGGCTGGCCGAGCAGTATGGCTTGCGTGTGAAGGCCCTGACGGTGCTGGAGGCGGTGGGTGTGGTTGCCCATGATCACCAATGGCACCCGGTGCGCGAGTACCTTGCGAGCCTGCGCTGGGATGGTGTGCCGCGCTTGCGCAGCTGGTTGCGCACGTACCTGGGTGGCCGTGCTCTGGCTGACCGCGAGGACTACCCAGACATTATGGGTATGCGCTATCTGGTGTCTGCGGTAGCGCGGGTGATGAAACCAGGCGCCAAGGCTGATTGTGTGATCATCCTTGAGGGCTTGCAGGGGCGGGGTAAGTCGACTGCGCTGTCGATCCTTGGTGGCGAGTGGTTTATGGATACGCCGTTTCCGCTTGGGGACAAAGAGGCGTTTCAGCAGATCCGCGGCAAGTGGCTGATCGAGCTGGGCGAGCTGGATGCCTTCAACAAGGTTGAGAGTACCAAGGCGAAGCAGTTCTTTGGCGCGACTACGGATACCTTCCGGGCCAGTTATGCCCGGCGCACGGTGGACGTGCCCAGACAGTGCGTCTTTGCCGGCACCACCAACCAGGACGAATACCTGCGCGATCCAACGGGTAACCGCCGCTATTGGCCGGTGGACTGTACCAAGGTGGATCTGACCGGCTTGGCCGAGGTGCGCGACCAGCTGTGGGCAGAGGCTTATGAGCTGTATCTGGCTGGCGAGCCCTGGTGGCCGCAGACCGACGAGATGGATATGTTCACCGCTGAACAGGATCTGCGCTTTCAAGGCGATGCCTGGGAGCCGCGCATTGTGCGTTGGCTGGAAGACAACCCCTGTGAGACTGTCACCAGCGATGTGCTGCTGGAAAAGGCGTTGAACATGGACCCCGGCCACTGGGGCAGGCCAGAGCAAACGCGAATTGGCCAGGTGATGCACCGGCTGCGTTGGCGACGGCGGCGGCTGGCACCGCAGGGGCGCTATGGCATCCGGCCTTACGCCTACTTGCGGCCAGATGACTGGAAATCGTGGGCACATCAGCCATCGACACCGAGGGAGCCGGTGTTATGATTCGCGCTATCGACGATATGTTGCGGCTATGGGCCGCAGAGTTGCACCCGCCTGACGGTGTGTGGCTTGAGTCTGGAGGCCAGTGCGGTAGCCCGCTGGGGGCGTTGATCGACGCCAAGGGGGTGATGATCCGCAGTACGCGGGGTAGCCGCGTGTTGCTGGACGAGTCGGCCGATATTGAGTTGATTGTGAACAAGCATCTGCCGTTCAAGGAATCGCAGGTGGTATGGGAGCACTACGTAAACCATGAGAGCTTTGAGTACCAACGCCTGGAGGCGTGTGGCTGCAGCCGAGCCCAGTTTTACAGGCGATTGCACATGGCTCATGTGCTGATACAGCAGGCTTTGTTGAACCGGAAGCGCGCCGCATGAGGCGCGCTTTTTTGTTTGTGTCCCACCTCCCCACTTGCGTTTTCAGGTCGGGCAGCGTGGAGGCCGCATATTCTCTGGCTGTGTCCAACACCCTACCGTTTACCCCTGTCCCCCGTACGTGCGGGTACATGTGTGCGCCTACGCGCGCACGCGTGCATGCGCGCACATATCTATTATTACCTTACAGGTTAGGAAGTGGGACACAGTCAGTAAGGATGTGGGGTTGAGCGGTGTCTCACGTCTAAATCTGGTGGGGCAGGTGAGTCAGGCGCCGCAGGCGCCAAAGCCAGATTGGGAATACTCGCGGCGCACTCGCGGTACATTGGCGGCACACTGCGGGCGCACTGGTGGTATGGCAGTAAACCTCCCTTGCTGCCATGAGAATCAGGGGGTATAAATCCCGTAACTTCAAAGAAGTCTGCAAACACAACCCGGCCAACGTGCCGGGTTTTTTGTTTCTGGTGCCCGGCGGTTGCTGATTCTGCCAAGGACGCGGTGCCACCCAATCATGGCAGCCCAGTGAGGGCTTTTACCCAGCCAAGCGGCTGGGTTTTTTTATTCAGAGCGCGGAGGCCGCATGTCTGACCCAAGCAACCCTGCACCCATCGGCAAGGCGATTGCCGAGATCCCGTTGTGGATGGCGATTCTCCTGGCCCTGGCATCCGGCCTGAGTGGTGAGATGCTGCGAGCCTCCGCGCTGATCAACCTGAGCTGGCGGCAGATTGCTGCCCGCATCGGTATGCGCTTCGGCGCTGCTGGCTTGGTTGGCATTGCGGTATTCATGGCGGCTTTCGCTCTGGCTGTGCACCCGTACCTGAGCGCAGCCCTGTGTATCTTCTCGGCAATGCTGGGCGGCGATGTAGCCAGCAGCTTGTTTGAGCGCTGGGCGGCTAAGCGGGCTGGGGTTTGTGGGGTGCCGCCACATGGGCGCGCTAGCCAAGACGAATAAGATCACCAGCAGTGCGGCCAAGGGCTACGACTACCGCTGGCAGAAGGCGCGGTTGGTCTGGTTGGCCGAGCATCCGCTGTGTGCGGAGTGCAAGCGGCATGGCCGGGTTACGCCCGCTACGGTGGTGGACCATAAGGTACCGCACCGGCTTGGTCAGGCCTTGGCGAGTGGTTGCAAGCTGGCGATTGCTGCAGCCCGAAGGTTGTTCTGGGATCGGAAGAACTGGCAGTCGCTCTGCAAGCAATGCCATGACAGCTACAAACAACGGGTGGAGAAGTCTGGCGAGCCTGGGTGCTCGGACGATGGAATCCCGCGCAACGCCAGCCACCACTGGAATCAGTGAATCGGCCGGGGTGGGGGGTACCTAAAAGTCCACAACCAACGGACTCTCGAACGACGGGGGGAACCTCGTTTGCAAGAGCGGGAAAAATGGGGGTGGCCCCCTTTGCTGAGGGACGCGGCCCTGTGTGAAATCTGAGGTGAATTATGGCTGGAAATGCAAACTCCGGCCGGCATGCAAAACCCGCTGTGGTGCATCTGCTGACAGGCAATCGGTCGAAGAAATCGGCGCGTGACCTGCAGGACGAGATGCAAGGCAGCCCGCTGCCGGTCGAGATACCGGCTGCGCCTGATTGGTTGGACGAAGACGCCCGCGTTGAGTGGGAGCGCGTCGGCCCTGACCTGGTGCTGCTGGGTTTGATTACACGACTCGACCGGCAGGCGCTCGCCCAGTACTGCGAGGCGGTCAGCGACTATCGACGCTGGACGCTCAAGATTCAGCGCCTGAACGATGAACTGGAAGGGCGCGGCGACGTGATGACCTATCGCACTGGTGCTAAGGATCTCTCGATCTGGCGCAAGCTGCGCAATGATGCCGAGCGGCGCGCTGACGCTGCCGGCGCAAAATTCGGATTCAGCCCGCTTGCGCGGCGCAACCTGCGGGCGCAGTTGCAGGCCCCGCAAGGCGAACTGTTCCCCAATGAGCAAAAAGAGATCGCGGAAAAGTACTTCTGACCGTGCGACCACCTATGCAAAGCATGTGGTGGCCGGAAAGATCGTAGCTGGCCCGCACGTGCGTGATGCGTGTAAGCGTCATCTGCATGACCTGGCCACCGCCAAAGAGCGCGGGTTGGTCTGGAGTCTGGAGTTGGCCCAACGGGCAATCGGTTACTTTGAGGATGTGCTGCGGCTCAACGGGGGCCAGTTTGAGGGCAAGCCCTTTGTGGTGTTGCCCTGGCAAGCCTTCATCATTGGTTCGCTGTTTGGCTGGCTGGGAGCGGATGGTTATCGCCGTTTTCGTACCTGCTACACCGAAACGGCCAAGGGTTCCGGCAAATCGCCGCTGGCCGGCGGCGTCGGACTGTATGGCTTGACCAGTGATGGTGAGCCACGGGCAGAAATCTACGCTGCCGCCACCAAGAAAGATCAGGCTCAGATCCTGTTTCGGGATGCGGTGGCGATGGTGGATCAATCCCCGCTGCTGGCTGAGCGGCTGGAGAAGTCCGGCGCACCTGGGCGAGAGTTCAATCTGGCTCACCTGCAATCAGGTAGTTTCTTTCGCACTGTTTCCGCGGATGATGGCCAGTCCGGCCCGCGGCCTCATATGGCGCTGCTTGACGAGATCCACGAGCACAAGACGGGCACCGTAGTGAACATGATGCGCGCCGGTACCAAGAGCCGGACGCAGGCGCTGATCTTCATGATCACCAACAGCGGTACCAACAAGCAGAGCATCTGCTGGGAGTATCACGAGTACGGGGCAAAGGTGTGCGCTGCTGGTGCTGCGGGTGCTATGCCCGGTGAGCCGTATTACGACGACAGCTTCTTTGCGTTCGTGTGCTCGCTGGATGAAGGCGACGACCCGTTCCAAGACGAGCGCTGTTGGGCCAAGGCAAACCCCAGCCTGGAGCACGGCATTCCCGGCATGAAGTACCTGCGCGAGCAGGTAACAGAAGCCCGCGGAATGCCGAGCAAAGAAGCCACAGTACGGCGACTCAACTTCTGTCAGTGGGTAGAGTCTGCCAGCCCCTGGATCAGCGCAGATGTCTGGCTGGGAGCGCGAGACGCCTACACCCCAGAACGCCTGCGCGGGCGGCGCTGCTATGCAGGTCTGGACCTCTCAAGCACTCAGGATCTGACATCGCTGGTGCTGCTGTTTGAGCCGGACGATAGCGATGAGCAGTGGCGCCTGCTGCCGTACTTCTGGTTACCGGCTGAGGGCTTGGCCGACAAGGCCGAGCGAGACCGCGTGCCGTACACCACCTGGCATGACAAAGGGTGGCTTGAAACCACACCTGGCCGGGCCATCAGCAAGATGTTTGTGCTCCACCGGTTGGTGGAAGTGGCTGACCAATTTGACCTGCAGGGCTTGGCTTATGACCGCTGGCGAATCGAAGATCTCAAGCAAATGATTGAGGACGAAGGTTTAAGTCTGCCGCCGCTGTCTCCGTTCGGGCAGGGCTTCAAGGATATGGGGCCCGCGCTTGATGAGTTTGAGCGGCTGTTGATCAACGGTCAGCTCAAACACAACGGCAATCCGGTGATGACCTGGTGCGCTGCGAACGCGATCACCGCACAAGATCCTGCGGGTAACCGCAAGGTCGCCAAAGACAAAGCCACCGGCCGAGTGGACGGCATTGTTGCCGCCATCATGGCTACGGGCAAAAGCATAGCGCCACCGCCGGAGGCTGAACCGGAGGTTGGCATCATCCTGTTGTGAGGCCTCCATGTTCGGAAGAAAACGCCGCGAGCAGCAAGCGCTGGTCGAGCAGCTCAGCGCGCAGATTACCGATCTGCGGGACCAGATTAACAACAGCTCGGGCATGGTCAGCACCAATGATCGTGAAGCGATCATGGAGCTGTTCAATGTGCAGCCCAGCTATGCCGGGCCGGTGGTGAACTCGCAGACGGCAATGAAGGCATCTGCGGTATACGCCAGCGTTGCACTGTTGGCCGGGGCCGTAGCATCGCTGCCAATACCGGTTTATCAGCGTACCGCCGATGGCCGCGATAGGGCAGAGCATCCAGTGTGGTATCTGCTCAACGAACAGTTCACGCCATCGTTCAGCGCGTTCGCAGCATGGGAATACCTGATTAGTTGCAAGCTGCTGCGAGGCGACAGCTACGGCTGGCTGGTACGCAACCGGGTAGGCGAGGTCGAAGAGATCATTCCTCTGCCCTGGACCCAAACCATTGTCGAGCGCAAGAACGGGCGAAACACCTACTACTTCGAGCTGGATGGCGAGTACTACGGTGTCGAGCAGGAAGATATTTTGCACTTCCATAGCCTTGGTTTTGACGGCGTAAAAAGCCCATCAGTGATTGGCTTGGCCGGCCGCCAGAGCATCGGCGTGGCGTTGGCCGCCGAGGAGTACAGCGCACGCTTCTTCAGTAACGGAGCGCGCCCGGACTTTGCCATCAAACACCCCGGCAATCCGGGGCCTGATCAAGTCAACCTGATGCGCGAGAAGTGGCTGGAACGGCACCAAGGCGGCAGTCGCAGCCATCTGCCGGCCATGCTCACCGGCGGGGCAGACATCAAAGAGCTGAGCATGTCAGCCGAGGACAGCCAGTTGCTGGAGACGCGGCGTTGGCAGGTGGTGGACATTGCCCGTCTGTTTGGTGTGCCAGCTCACATGATTGGTGAGCACGAGAAGTCCAGCAGCTGGGGCAGCGGTATCGAGCAGTTGGGGATCGGCTTTGTGCGCTGGCAGCTGAACCGCCACCTCAAGCCCATCGAGCAGGAGCTGAATCGCAAGCTCTGGCCACGTAGTGCGCGCTACTTCGTCGAGTTCAACCGACAGGGGCTACTGGCTGGCGACAGCAAGGCCGAAGCGGAGTACCTGGCCAAGGCGCTGGGCGGTCCTGGAACGCAGGGCTACATGACGGTAAACGAAGTGCGCCGCATCAAGAATCTGCCGCCCATGGAGGGTGGTGACAAACTCATTTGGGCAGGAGAAAAGGCAAATGAAGAACCGGCTGCTGAAACTGGTACAGGACAACCTGAAGGCGGAGAAGAAGTTTGAGATCCGCGCAGAAGGTGACACGCCTGAGATTTTCCTCTACGACGCTATCGGCGACTGGTACGGCATCAGCGCTGAAGCCTTCGTAAAGGCACTGGCCCAGTTCGACGGGCAGGACGTGCTGCTGCGCATCAACAGCCCCGGTGGTGATGTGTTTGAAGGTCGAGCCATGGCTACTGCCATTCAGCAGCACCGTGGCAAGGTGACGGCCCAGATCGACGGCTTGGCAGCCAGCGCCGCTACCTATGTGGCCACTGCCGCCGCCAGCACGCGCATCAGCCAAGGCGCGTTCTTCATGATTCATTACGCCTGGACGCTGGCCATCGGCAACGCGGATGAACTGGAGACCACAGCAGGGCTGCTACGCAAAGTGGACGGCAGCATCGTCAACGACTACCTGAACAAGACCAGTCAGGAAGAAGCGCAGATCCGCGAATGGATGAAAGCCGAGACGTGGTTTACCGCAGATGAAGCTGTCGAGTACGGCTTTGCCGATAGCCTGCTGGAAGGGCAGAGCGCTGCGGCCAATCACTGGAATCTCTCAGCCTACAACAACACGCCTGCGGCGCTGCTCGCCAATCGCAGGCCGGAAGAACAACCACAGTACGACCGGGCATTGGCAGAACGCCGCCTGGCTCTGCTGGAGCGCATTGCAGCGTAGCGGGCTCCCGCGCGCAGCACCCACACCGCCACCTGGCGGTTTTTTTGTACCTGAAATCGGAGAAAGACCCTATGAGTATCCAAGCCAAGCGGGAGCAACGCCGTAAGCTGGCAGCGCAAACCCGAGCCTTGATGGACGCAACACCCGCCGACCAGTGGGGCGCGGAGCATCAGACCCAGTATGACGGCCTGGTGGCCGAGATCGAAAAGCTGGACGCAGACATTGAGCGTCAGCAAAAGGTGCTCGACATCGAAGCCCGCGACAAGCTGACGGCTCGCCAGCGCGGTGAACGCGAAGGCATCAGTGAGGATGAAGCCACCCAGCGTGGCCTGGAAGATAAAGCAGTCTTCCATGCCTGGCTGGCCGGTGGTGTTGAGGCGCTAAGCTCTGAGCAACGCGAGTTGGTTGCCAAGCGCCGCGAAGACCTGCGCAACGCCATGAGCACCGGCGTGCCAGCAGAGGGCGGCTATCTGGTGCCGAATGAGTTCAGCGCCACGCTGCTGGAGGCAATGAAGGCCTACGGCGGCATGCGTGAAGTGGCGCAGGTGATTCGCACCGAGTCTGGTGCCGCGATGGATTACCCAACCACTGACGCCACTTCGGAGGAGGGCGAAATCCTAGGCGAGAACGAAGAAGCCGGTAGCAGTGACGCCGAATTCGGTACGCTCGCGCACGTGGTTTACAAGTTCAGCTCCAAAGACATCGCGATCCCGTTTGAGCTGCTGCAAGACAGCGCCATCGACATTGAAGCGCATATCCGCGAGCGCCTGGTACAGCGCCTTGGCCGCGTAACCAACCGCATGTTCACAGTCGGCACCGGCGTCGGTCAGCCGCACGGCATCGTTACCGGTGCTGCCGCTGGCAAGATTGGCGCGGGTGGTCAGGTCAGCAGCATCACCTGGGAAGATCTGATCGACCTGGAGCACTCGGTTGATCCGGCCTACCGCAACGGCACCACGCCTGCCTGGATGTTCCACGACAACACTCTGCGCGAACTGAAGAAGCTGAAAGACAACGACGGTCGCCCGATCTGGTTGCCGGGTGTGTCGGCCAGCGAGCCGGACGTGCTGGCGGGATACCGCTACAGCATCAACCAGCACATGCCGGTTATGGCAGCAGGTAACAAGTCCGTGCTGTTTGGTGACTTCAGCCGCTACATCATCCGAGATGTGATGCAGGTCGCGCTATTCCGCATGGCTGACTCCGCTTTCACCCGCAAAGGGCAAGTCGGCTTCCTGGCCTTCATGCGCAGCGGTGGCCGCCTGATGGATGTGGGCGGGGCGGTCAAGGCGTACCAGAACGCCGCCGCCTGATCCTCGGCGATCAACTAATTCCTGGCTGCCTTCGGGCGGCCCGGCAGTTCACGCATCCTGAACAGGAGCCAGATCATGGCGAGCAAAAAAGTAAAAGGCCTGGTGCTACTGGACGAACCAGCGCACAGCCTGCGCTGTGGCCAAGTGGTTGAGCTGGATAGCGCCCTCGCAAAACAGCTGGAAGCGGCGAAGCGCTTTGATACCAGTGCTGCGGCAATCAAGGCGGCAGAGGCTGCGCAACCTGCACCACCCGTTGCTGATGTCATTGAAGACGGTGCTGACCAGCAGGAACAGAGCCCGCAGAACCAGCAACAGGAATAGCGGCCATGCGCCTCACTCTCATCACGGCACCGGTGAGCGAACCGATCACCTTGGACGAAGCCAAGCAACAGTGCCGCGTCCGGCACGACAAGCTGGATGCTCGACTGCAGCAGCTGATCCGCAGCGCTCGGCAACAAGCGGAAGGGCGCACCGGCAGAGCGCTACTAATGCAGCAGTGGGAGCAATACAGCGCCTGCGCTCCGAGCCTGATCCGTTTGCGCAAGTGGCCGGTGCAAAGCGTTCAGTCAGTTACCGTGGATGGTCAGCTGTTGCAGCAGGCGTCGTACAGCGCGACCGTAGGCGACAATCCGGTGCTGACGCCAGCAGAGGGCGTTAGCTGGCATGGCAAGGAAGTGCGGGTGCTGTTCACTTCTGGCTATGCGTCTGCATCTGATGTGCCGCAGCCCATTCTGGATTGGATGCTGATGCGCCTGGCGGCGCTCTACGAAAATGCCAGTGGCGTGGTGGTGGGAACGAATGCCACTGACCTTGGTTTTGTTGACGGGTTGCTTACTGATTATGAGGTGCCGGCATGAGAGCGGGTCAACTTGACACCCCGGCCAACCTCGTCGAGTTGGATCCCGATCTGCAGCCGGTCACCATCGACTGGCTGTGGGTCGGCATCCGTGCCAAGGAAGGCACAACCCCTGCACCGGCAGGCCTGCGCAGCAGTGCGCAGGTGACGGTGCGCGCCTGGTGGGATGACCGGCTGCAGCAGGGGCGGTATCTGGTAGCTGATGACCGGCTGCTGCATATCGACAACGTGCGCGACGTGATGGGCACGCGGGTTGAGGTGCAGATAGCTGCGACCGAGCTGGTTGGCCAGCAGGCCACGCTGCTGCCGGATGCGGGCGGTTCGGTTTCCTGCCGCGTGTTTCTGCAGCATGAAGCGCCTGTGCTGGATGCGATGGGGCAGGTAGTTGATTACAAGACGCGGGCAGAGCTAGCGTTGATTGAGGTCGGCCGCCCTCAGTCCGGTGATGTGCTGCAGGTTGCTGGGGTCAGTTATCAAGTGATCGATTACGACGACCGCAGCGATGACGGCATTGTTCGTGGCGTATGGCTGGAGCGGCAGCCATGAAACTGTCAATTACTGCACGTGATGTTCGCCAAGCGCGTCAGGACCTGGCCAAGCTGAATCGGCGTGTGGAGCCGGTTATTCGTGGCACGTTGAATACAACGGTCACCCACACCCGCAAGTCTGAGGTAATGCCTGATTTGTCGCGCATTATTGCTGGTGGTCGCCGGGCGCTGAATCGGCGCTTGATCATCAAGCGGGCCGGTAGCCGCCGCACCAATGCCCGACTGATTCCGTCTTCCTCTGGTGTTGAGGTCGAGCAGTACAAGCGCTGGGGCTTTCATGCTGTCGATCCTACCCGTGCCATCGTATGGGTGCAGGGAGTCACGGGGCGTAAGATCGCCGCAGGGTTTGTAAACCCCAAAGGTGCCAAGCGCAAGCCACTGAGAACACACAGTGCGCGTACGGCTGGCGTTGGCAAGCTGGGGGGCGCACGTCGAACTTATCGCTACAGTACGGCCAAGCCTGAGCCGGCTCTTGGGCCGAGCGTCGCGTATTGGTTTCATCTGTTGATGACCGGCGCTCGGATACGGCGCGTTCACAGCTTCATGATTGCTGAGTTTGAGCGCCGCCTTGCTGCGGAGATAGAGAAGGGCATCAGGCTACCGGTTCGCCGCCGCTAGCACGTGTGACCTGCTAGTGGCTATACGCTATGCTCCCTATTAGGATTGGCAAGGGAATAGAGCAATGGAATGTCCTAAGTGTAAGTATGAACCAACGATGGCAGAGCACACTGCCAGCCCGGAAATCTGCCCCAAGTGCGGAGTCGTCTACGCGAAGGTTCAGGCGAGGCAAGATGCTTCAGTGGCCGATTCTCCCGGTGTCTCGGCAAAGTTGGGTGCGGGGATAGCTGGGGCAAAGGCAGGTATTGAAGAGAGCCGGCAGCGCCGCCAGGAGGCAGAGTGGCAGTCCAGTCTGAAGCGGGCCGCGCCAGACTGTGTGGTGATTACTGGCGTACAGATTCCCTTCATTAGCTTGATTTGGCTGATGACGAAGATAATTTTGGCAGCGCTGCCCGCTGCTGTTTTTGCGGCGCTGATCTTGGTCATGCTTGGATCGTTTGTCGGTGGCGTTTTCTCAGGGCTCGGTAAGTACTCCTCCGATGATGTCCCGAGTCTTTCAAGCAGTGTTTCTGGCTCCTCGGGTGAAGCGGGGCTTTCTGATCCCGAAACTGTAGATGAACTGCCAGATCGTAGAGAGGTAGCCGAGCAGTGCCGCAAATATGAGGAGTTTGCGGAAACGCTTATGCAGGGACGGCAAGCCGGCATTCCCATGTCAACTGCCATGGGGACAGGTGAAAATGAGCTTTTGAATCACCTGGTTGTAAGTGCATACGAGAAGCCGCGTTACGGAACTGATCAGATGCAGCAGAGAGAAGTGGAAGACTTTAAGAACGAAGTCTATCTGCAGTGCATAAAGAATATGCGCTAGAAATCTTCTTCAAATCAAACCCGCTTCGGCGGGTTTTTTATTGCCCGGAGTTCCCATGATCAAGGCCACAGAGCTGGACGCAGCGCTGCAGGCGCGGCTGTCCGGTATTTCCAAAGCAGACGGTTATTTGACCGATGTGGTCAAGGTGTATGGCCCGCTGGACAAGATCAAAGACCGAGACCCAACGCCCTACATCCAATATCGCATGGTGCGTGATGGCCGCGCTGACGCAGCTGGGCGGCAGGCGCTGCGCCGCCGTGAATACGCCATTGAAGTGACCTTCTCCAAGGGCGCAAGTGCGGCTGAGCTGGATGGCGCGCACGTCGATGTGTTGCGTGCGTTGGGCTTCCACGAGCCCGACGTTGATAAGCGCTTCCCCGGTCTCGATGACGAAGAAGACGAGGCCGAACCGCAGTACCCGGTGGATGGTGTAACGACCATGCGCCTGACCATCAGCATCGCTGTGTTGTACACCCAAACCTACTAGCAGGCCGCAGGCCAGGAGCACGAAATGGACCAACTTTATACTCAGCTTTTCCGCGGCCACGTGAGCGTCGGTGCTTACCCGAGCTGGGGTCTGGAAGAAATTTTCAAACTGCAGAACGTGAGCGTTGAGCCGGAGTCGTCCGAAATCACGATCCCCAATCCGACCCGAATCGGCCTGCCCGAGCTGGACGGCGTTACCTCAACCTCTGCGCTCAATATTACTGGCGAGGCGGTGGACTTCAGCCCGCGTGCGGCGGGTATTGCGCTGTACGGTTCGGTCGAGCGTGTGCCCAGCGGCTCCGAAGACGATGAGCCACATGATGCCTACGTGGGTGGCGACATCGTGCTGCAGCACATCCCGTTGGCCGTCACGGCAGTCACCAGTGACGACGGTGTGACCGAGTACAACCGTGGTACTGATTACGCCGTGCTGCCGGGTGGCATCCGCATTCTGCCGGGAGGTGCGCTGGCCACTGCCATCAATGCCGAGGACGCCGGCGTGGATGGGCGCAAGAAACTGCCGGTCCTTGTGAGCTATAGCTATCCGACAGTGGATCTGATCAAGCCATTCACGCAGGGCCGCAAGTTCTACCGGGTGATGTTCGCGCAGGTCAACGAAGGCGGCGCCAACGAGAAGCGCCGTATTAAGTGCTTCTATGCGCGCATCAGCCTGAACGGAGGCATGCCGATCACCCAAGGCGCGGAGTTTGGCTCGATTCCGGTCAGCATCCGGCTGTTGCCTGATCCGAACGTATTTGAACCCGGTGACGCTGCATTTTTCACCATCGAGCACGAAGCGGTGGGCGCATGAGCGAGCTGAGTGTTCTGTTTCCCAAACCTGTCTCGGTGCCGTTCGGTACGGGGCGGGTAGAGGTTAAACCGGTCACGCTGGAGCACTTTGAAGTGTTCGGCAAAGCGTCAGGCGCACTGATTAGCATGCTGCAAAATGCCAGCCCGGCAGAGATCTATGCCTATGCCCGTCAGTCCGGCGCATTGGATGCCGTGCTGGGTAGCTGCACCAGCCTGAGCCGCCGCCAGCGGCGGCGTATGCCTGCGGCTTCTGCGGTCAGCCTGATGTTCGCAGTGATTCAGGTGAACTCCTCTTTTTTCGACCAAGCCCTGGTGCAGGCGGCAAGCCAGCTGGCTGGCTCTACGTTGTCCAGCAACTGATCGAAGCGGGCCATTCGCTGGCTGATGTGAAGGGCTACACACTCGATCAGCTGGAGGGCTTTCAGCGAGCTATTGAGACCAGAGACCGTCGCCGTAGGCATGACGCCATTCTGGCTGCCGCCGTCGCCAGGGCTAAACCAAACCGCCTTAAAGGCATATTGCAGGAACTCTCCAAATGAGCAAAAAGGCCCGCGTGCAGCTGGTGGTAGACGGCAAGAACAACGCCGGCCCCGCGTTCAAGCAGGCAGACAACCAGCTGGAGCGGTTCAGTGCTGGTGCCAAAAAGGCGGGCTTGGCGTTGCTGGGTGCGTTCTCGGTGAGTGCAGTCGCGTCCTTTGTCAAAGAAAGCGCCCTGGCTACCGCTCAGATGGTGCGCATGGCTGAATTGTCTGGCACTACTGCTCAGAAGTTTCAGACTTGGGCCTTTGCCTCTCGGACGATGGGTATTGAGCAGGACAAGCTGGGCGATATCTTCAAGGATGTGCGCGACAAGGTTGGCGACTTCCTGCAGACAGGCGGCGGGCCGCTGGCCGATTTCTTCGAGAACATCGCGCCGCAGGTAGGCGTAACGGCTGAGCAGTTTCGCGAGCTTAGCGGTCCTGATGCTCTGCAGCTCTACGTTAAGAGTCTGGAGCAGGCCAACGTCTCTCAGAATGAAATGACCTTCTACATGGAGGCCATTGCCAGTGATGCCGCGTTGCTGCTGCCGCTGCTGCGCGATAACGGCGCCGAGTATCAGCGCCTGGCCGAGCAGGCCAGAGAACTTGGCCTGGTGATGAGCGATGATGTCGTTGAGGGTGCCAAAGCCTTCGAGCGCTCGGCCAATACGTTGGGGGCGGTATCGCAAGGCGTGGGGCAGCAGATTACGTCAGAGCTGCTGCCTTCAATGAACCAACTCACCGGCTTGCTTGTTGATGTGTCGCGAGAGGGGCAGATCGCAACCCAGGTTGCCAATGTCCTCGGCTTCGTGATGAAGGTGCTGGCCAGTGCCGTGATCATTGTCGGCGATGGGTTCGGCGCGCTGGGCCGCTTTATCGGTGGCACTGCCGCTGCGGCCGCTGCCGTTGCCAGTGGTGAGCTATCCCAGGCTGCCGACATTATGCGCATGGTGGGTGAGGATAACGCCCGCAATACCGGCATTGCTATGGATCGGGTGCGCAAGCTGTGGGACAGCTCCTACCAAAGCGTTGGGGAAACAGTGACCCGCGTTGCGGGAGAGGTTGAGGCCAGCTCCGAGCGGATGGAAAACGCGGTGGTCACATCCTCTCAAGCCATCAAGGATGCATACAAAAAGCTGGTTGATGACGCCAAGGAAAAGCTGAGCGAGCTGAAAACGGCAGAGCGCGAGGCAAACCGAGACGTAGAGAAATTCCGCGACGAGCGGCTAGAGATTGAAAAGCGTTATGCCGATGCACTGGCCCAGCTGCAGGGCGGGGCAGGCGGCGCAAGCTACGGTGCCGCGCAAGCGCTGAAGCTGAATGCCCGCCAGTCTCTTGCCGGCGGTGACTTTGAAGGTGCGCAGCGGCAAGCCCAGCAGGCGCTGGAGATGCTGCTGGAGCTGGAGCGGGCAGGAGAGAACACTTACGGCTTTACCGGCTTCGCCAAAGAGCTGCAGCAAATCGAGCTGGAGGCCAACCGCCTGCAGCAAACGGATGCAGATAAAAAGCTGGCATCGATCACCGCAGAGCTTCAGCGCGTCAAAGAGCTGGCCTCAGTCGAGGTCAAGCCGTTCATGCCGCCAGAAGCCATTGAGGATCTGCGAGCCAAGGTCGTTGCCCTGGGTGTGGCGCTTGGCAAAGAGATGGTGATCACTCCAACCCTTAACGTACCGGAGGCTCCGGCCGCTGCTGGCTGGTCACCCATTCCGGGTAGCTCTGGTGGTGTGCCTGGTTACGCGACAGGCACACCGAATGCCGCGCCGGGCTTGGCCTGGGTTGGCGAGCGCGGTCCCGAGCTGGTGGCGTTTGGCGGTGGCGAGCGGGTGTTCACTGCTGACGCATCGCAGCGCCTTGCCAGCGTGCTGAGTGGCCTGCGCGAGTCTGAGGCAGGGGCTGGGCTGACTGACGCGGCGCTGGCTGGTGCCGCGAACGACTTCTCTTCTGCGGCGCTGATCCAGTTGCCTGGCGGTCGCTCTGTTCCCGTGATGGCGCAGCGCAGCGGCCTTGAGGAACTGGCCGACTTCGCCCGGCTATCCAGACTTAAAAAGGGTTGATCATGATTCTGCTGAAGCTGGGCGGTGTGCCCATCATGCCGCTCAGCGGCTGGCCGTCTGTCAGCTATGAAACTGATGGCGGCACAAGCCAAGTGCGCATGAGTGATGGCGCACTGGTAGAGATGACCCACTGGGAAAAGATGCGCATCACCATCACTGGCTCCGGGTTAATGGGCCCTGGGCTTGATGGTGTGGACTTCCGCTCGGATCTGGACCTGTGGAGCACCAAGGCGTTGCGGCTCAACACCGAAGGCCTTGAGGTAACACTGACAACCGAGCCGCGCCCGGATGTGCCGGTGTGGTGCGATGCGCTGTTCCCCGACGGTACGCACCAGCGCACGCCGGTTTCCGTTGTTGATCGCAGCGCAACCATCACGCCGGTGGCGGGAGCCGCGCTCTACAGTCTTGGCTGGCTGCCTCGTTTCACTGTCCGGTGCCGCCGGCCAACCGAGAGCAGTGAAGCCGGCAGCAATGACTGGCAGCTTGTATGCCTGGAGGTATAGCAGATGTTTAATGCGTACCCCCTAAATAGCGTCCCACTCAACGGGCTGGCGTCTGGTACGGCAGTTCAGCAGATCGAGCAGGGCGGGTCATTCGTGTGGCGCCTGCAGGTGCTGCTGGGCGGTGTTGATGTTACCAGCGTGCTGACCGGTTCGGTTGTTATCAGTCGCTCCGAGGATGGCGATGCCGTCGCACGCTTTGCCGTGTACCTCGGTGCGGGCCCGGTGAATGTTGCGGCCTACACCGGGGCTGCGCTGACTGTCGACTTCATTGTCCTGGGTGAGACGGACTTTTCCAGCCGCCGGTTCACCGGGTATCTGGTTCAGCCGTCCTTCGACGTGCTCAGTCGCGTGATGTTTTGTGAGGCAACCACCCGGCTTGCGGACAGTATTGAGCGCATGGAGCTGGCAGAAATTGACCAGCTAACCGGCGGTCAATGGTCTGCTGATGTATTTGAGGAAACGGCTGGCCGATCCCGGTGGGAATACGCGCAAGAGCGCATGAGCACGCGCCCAGCCAGCTTGAATGTCGATCGCGTTGGCATGCCACGGGTAACCAGCTGGCAACCCGCGCTGGCTTTCGAGTTCGGGTCTGGCACCACCGTCTATGAATCGCTGGATGTGAACCTGGCTCCGCTTGGTGATACGCCAAACGTCTATGAGCTTGAGCTGGACTACCGGTTCACCCGCTACCGCCAACGCAACCAGTCCTACAGCTGGCTGCACCCGGGCACTGGCGGCAACACGTCGCTCACCGGCTTCAACGCCTGGCGGGCTGACTCTACCGAACTGCCAGACATTCAGATGATCACCGAGGCAACCGAGTCCGCGGGCTGGTATCTGCGCTCGGCCAGTTGGTTCCGGCTTTACGGCGACCTGCCAGACCTGCCGCAGCCTTGGTACAACGACAACACCGACTTGCTGCTCGGTGCGAATTGGTCGGCGAGCATCCGCTGGAGCCAGCGTGCAGTTGAGCAATACCGCCTGCGCCTGCAGGTTGATTACTCCGTTGCAGCTGTGGGGGAAGTCATCGAGCGTGCGCGGGTCGTGCTCGACACAGACAGCGCCGGCGACCAGGCATGGGACCGCAGCACTGGTGCTGATGGTGTTACGGTCGGAGACCTGCCGATCAACAGCGGCAGCAGCAGGGAGGCCGCTCGTCTGGCGGCCGCAGCCGAATGCGCGCTCGGAGTTGGCCGCACCATGCTGCTGGCATCTCACCGAGCAAACCAGGTGACCTGGCAAACGCCCTTGGCCCATGCGCTCGGAGTGGACTTCGGCAAGGGCGTGCGGCTGGCTGATGGTCAGGTTGCGGTGACCGGTGTTCCTGCCGCGCTGGAGGAAGAGATGGATATCACCACTGGCCTCGCGATGCTCACAATCACGCTTGCGGTAAGCGCTGGCCAGCCGGGGAGCGTTGATGATGCATTGGTTTTGCCGGAGCCGCCCGAGTTTGACGACGAGCCGGGCCCAGTTGTGCCTGGGGCTCTACCGACGCAGCTCGGTCTGCGGACTACCAGCCCGCTGTACGACGATGAGCTACCAGGCTTTGCAGGTAACTATTCGATTGGGAACGGCGACCCCGCCCTGCGTTTCCCCCGGCGCTTTATGTTGATCACACCCGAGATTCCCGAGCAGTGGCGCAACGAGATCCGTGCAGAGCAGCCGGCTGTGTACAGGGTTGCTCCAACGGCAGACGAACTGGAGCTGTAGCATGAGTACGATTGATGATCGAGCGGCAGGAATCCGGGGCAAGCTGCAAGAGCGCAGCAGCGGCATTCGATCAGAGCTTGCCAGTCGCCGGCAGGCGCTTGCGCAGGGGCTGATTCGCGATCTGTCACAGATCATTACCCGGCAGGCCGAGCCGCCCACACTCCGCCGCGAAGAACCGCGCGGCGGCATCCCGTCTGCACGCGGATATGCGCAGTACAACTACCAGCCCGGCAGCAGCTCTGGTCCTGGCGGCGGCATCGCGAGCCCGCTTATTGAGGGCGGCAGTGCGTCGGGAACTGAACCGGTGTTGGACCGCACCTACCACGCTCCCCGCGAAGTTGTCAGCTCGGATGGACTGTTTGTGTGGGAGGTTGCGGCAATCAACACCATCACCCTGCGCGACGCAAACAACGCGGTGGTAGAGATCAAGTTGGCCGAGCCAGAAAACCCGGAACCGTGAGGCCTTTATGCTTGAAAACTGGGGGTGCCCATACCACGGCACAATCAGCGGTGGCCTGCTGACGCTGCCTAATGGCAGCACTATGGATTGCGCAGAACCGGTGAGCTGGCCGGGTGATAATGCTGGGTACGGCAACACGCTGCTCCAGCGTATGCCCTGGTCGCCAGGTGCAGAACGCACGCCGGAGCAGGCGGCGTCAGATTTGCAGAAGGGTAGGCAGTGGTTGGATTACGCCCTGTTGTCCGGGTTGTATCAAAACCTGCACGGCTCCGTCATTGGTGGTTGGATCTACGCTGCGCCGGATAATCGCCCTTGGCTGATCGATGCCCAGCAGATCAGGAGCTACAGCGGCCAGAGTAGTTGGATCAAAGCGCTGAAGATGACCCGCTTCGGCAGGGCGGGCGGGTCGGGTGGGGTGCGTAGCTTCACTCTCGAGCTAGCGAACACCGGCCAGAGCACGCCAAGCCTCACCGGGGCCGTGTACGCAGAGCTTGCAGACATAACGCCAGATGGCAGCAAGGCTATCGTCGCCATCTATCTCAAGCCGAGCCAGCCCGCTGGCGGCTTCTTGGCACGGCATCCTATCGGCTTCTGGCTCATCGAGCTTAGTGGTACGCCGGGTGTTGATTTTGCTGCAAGTGTCAGCGTCCTGAAAACGCGAGAGCAGACGATTGGTGTGGCGTCTGATACTGGGGCCATCCCAGCCACGCCGGCAACCTACGAAATCCGGGGGACGGTCAATGAGTCCCCCAGCCCTGGCACTAGCACCATCGCATGGGCCGATAGCGGTAGCGCCTCATATAACCAGTTCTATGGTGAGCGTGAGTGGCGGATTGACGGCAAAGTCGCTGCTATGTGGTTTGACTCGTCCGGAGTGCCGCAGCCGGTGACTGTGACGATTGAGCGGACGTGGGAGGCCAACATCGGCCCCATCACATCCACCCATTCGGGCTTGCTCACAATCACAAGTCAGGGTGGTTCCAACAGTTATAGCGGCGAGTTGGTTCAAAACATCAAGCGCAACGGCATGTCCCGCAGTACTACCCGTATCGTGACAGCAACATTCATGGGGCAGAGCATCAGCGCTAGTGTCACGAAGGCTGAGAGCGGCAGCTACGACTATAGGTGGACACTTGCGGGCCCAACACCTGAACAGGTTGTGACTGATGACAGCACTGCCGTTATCACCTCGTCGGTGGGTATTGAGCAGGCAGACTCGAGTTTAGGCCGTAACCCGTCACCCGGAGATACGTCTTTGGGGACCAGCCCGCAAGAGGTCGCCACTGCGCTGGGGGATGACCCTTGGTTTTCAGTTGGCTCTGGCAGTGCGGCCGTAGCCGCGACTGTTGGCTTATGGCAGTACAGCAACAACCTGGTGTCTGTGATCACGCAGACCGGGGCTTACGACGCGCAGAACAGCAATTACGACTGGACCTGGCATAACGGCAGCAGCTTGACGCCGCAGGGCGTTGTCAGCGGTAGCGACACAGCACCCGCAGCGGCCCGCTATGGCAGCTGGAATCCGGGCACGGGTGAAATAGTGCGCGCGCAATCCAACCCCATTTGCTGGACCTAACAGGAGAAGTTATGCAGTTTGCAAACAACTACCTGCAGCCGATCACGCTGACCGCTGCAGCAGACACGGTCGCTCTATCGCTCGCTGATGGAACCTATCGACTGACCATTGCAGATAGTGCAACGGCCGCGACCCGCTGGGAGATCGTCGACGCCGATGTGGTGGGCGGTAATGCAGCACTTACCCGTGGCCAAGAGGGAACGGCGATTCAAGATTGGGGGGCTGGCAGTGTCATCTACTGTACGCTGACTGCGGGCACGTTCCAGAGCATTCTGGCGCGGCTGGATGCGCTGAAGGCACCGCCGACGAATGTGCTCACTTTTGAAATAGTGTCTGCTGCGGTTCCGCCAGAGATGGCCCCACCGGGCTTTGGAGGAACAGGATTCTTTGCTGGCATGGAGGTAGGCAGCCTTGTTTCTGCGCCTGCTGAACTGGGTGGTGCGACAGTGACGGTTACTCAGGTTATGAGCCTGGTGGATAGTACCGGCGAAACCACGCTGTACGGGATCGGTATCAGCGGAACAACAGAGGGCACGACCGAACCGGCCGAGTACATCCTATCGGCGCCAGGCTACGAGGATCAGACGGTAGTTCTGCAGCAGGATGCTACGGATTGGTTTATCGAGGTAGTCGACCTACCAACCGGCCAGCTCTGGCCAGACGGCCCGGTGACGGTCACCCTGACCCCTGTTTAGCTTGCCGGTACTGCAAAACCCGGCTTTGGAACAGCCCACATCCGTGTAGAGCCAGCGTGATAGTGCGTGACCTGGCCGCAGGTGTCGCCAATTACATCAACGAAACGCAAACCCCATCACAACCGCGTCGGCGGTTTTTTTATGCCTGGAGAAAATATGACGCTAGGAAGTAAACAACGGCGCTTCACGCGCATGATCGGCCTGCTGATCGAATACGCATATCAGCAAGGGTATGAACTGACGTTTGGTGACGCCTACCGAGACCCAAGGGTCCACGGCAAGGTAGGGGAGAAGAAGAGCTACAGCGCCGCCAGCAGCTTGCATAAGCAGCGGCTGGCAGTGGACTTTAACCTGTTCCGTAACGGTCAATACCTCACCAGCACAGAGGACCACCGGCCGTTGGGTGAATACTGGGAGTCACTTGGCGGTAGCTGGGGTGGCCGCTTTAAGGATGGTAACCACTACTCCCTGGAGCATGAGGGGCGTCGGTAGCGGTTACAGCTCGCACTTGTACCGTTGGGTCAGCTCGATGCCGAGGCGCTTCACCTCGTCTCTGGCTATGGCACGTTCTGCTTCGGTCAGGTCTTCGTCGTTAAATGCGTCAGCGTGCTCACCGGCATCCAGCAGCAGAGTTGCAACGTACCTGCGGGCCGCGTTGCGAGCGGCGTAATCACGTGGGGTTGGCCGGTAAGCAAGATGACGATTAGCCTTCACCTTTATTCTCCTCATCGGTACTGGCGGAAGTGAACGTAATCGCTCTAACCACTGTTTGCGAGTCGTTGGCGATCTTATAGACCACATTGCCAGATCTTAGGTAGGTGTATCGCTGGTCTGCGATCACGAGACTGCCCTGAATCGGGCCGTCGGGCGTGTTGATCGAATGGGTGAGCGTCACCTGGCTTAGCGTGGCGCTAATATCCATCTTGGCCAGTTCGCTGCGTATCGCATTGGCTCCGCCGGAGGTAAATATCCATGCGGGGCAGAGAAGAAGTATTACAGCAGACACAGCCCCAAAGCAGATGCTTGTAACTGTGCGTGTCCGCTCGTTTTGCTTGGGGTAGGCACCTTTGAGAGAGGTGTGAAAAAACCAAACGAAGAGTGCCGTGAGCACAAAGGTCACAGTGAATAAAACTGGTCGTGCGCTCTGAGCTGTAGCGTCCATTGTGAAGATGTAGCCATATAGCAAAAGTGAGGGCAGGCTAATTTCCAGCTCGGCAACGTCTATACCTACTTTCGCTAGAAACCCAGCGATGAAAAGGTATCCCGTTCCTGCAAGGAGTCCGTTAATTATGAGGGCAAGGGCGGGGAACCACTTGAAGTGGTCTATCAGCTTGCCCATATCTAGCGGCGTTTCCTGTTGGGCTGAAGCTTGCGGGGTGTTTTGAGTCCGCTTCGGTATATCCCAACGCTTTTTTGTCATACCTGATCGTCCCTGAAAAAACACCGAGGTTATCACGCTCGCGTATCTGTCAGCAGCTGCCTTGCTGCCATCCACCAGCCCGCACCTGCGGGCTTTTTTGTGCCTGGAGGAATCATGTTTGGAAACTGGAAGTGGGCGGCTCAGCTCGCGGCCGCGGCTGGGCTGTTGGTGATTGTGCTGGCGGCGGGGTGGTGGGCGGTGTCGCCGCGCATTGAGCTGCAACGGCTGCGGGCCGACACGGCCGAGCGGGATCTGGCCAAGGCTGATGAGCTGATCCAGGTGCAAGCGCGGGTGCTGGAGGGGCAGCAACAGGAAATGGGGCGCATTGCAGAGATTGGCCGGGGGCTGGAACTGCTGCGCCAACAGGTGGACCGCAACGCCAATGATCAATCACAAGCATTTGAGGAGCTGCAACAGAATGACCAAACGATTAGGCAGTATCTGTCTGAGCATGTGCCTGTTGAACTCGGGCTGCTCTACGCCCGCCCAGCCACGACCGATCCCGCAGCCTACCGTTCAGAAAGCGCAGTGCAGCCTCGTGCCTTGCCAGCTGCCGGCGCGCAAACCGCTGGTGGTGAATGACGATTGGCGTAGGGCGTTGGACGAAACCGAAGCGGCGCTATTAAGCTGTGCAGCGCAGGTGCTCGGGTGCGTCGAGCTGCAGGGTGCGCAGGAACAAAAAGGCCCGCGCTAGGCGGGCCCCTTATTGTGCGTCTAGCTATATGGGAATGGCAGGTTGCCGTTGCACGAGGTAAGTAGCAGGGTTGCCGTTCCGAGTAGCAGACGCGCTAGGTTGGTGAGATGGCGCCCTAGGTTCGGTGATTCAAACTGGGTGCGGGAGCGAATAGTGCCGTGCCGGTCAAATTTTTCAATGCGATAGCGCATGCGGTTGCCTCTGGGCGCGTGGTTGTATTGCTGGCGTTTGACATCGCTGCTCGGCGCTGTAATATCCCCACAAGCCCGTCCAAAAGCTGCGGTTACCATCGCCTAGCAGTAATGTGTGCCTGCAGTTGGTGCTAGAAACAAAACCCCTCGATAGAGGGGTTTTGTGTTTCTACGGACACAAGATAGTGTGTGCTCCCCTAAAATGCAAGCAATCCGATAAACGGTACTTGCATTTTTGCGTATCGTATTATTGTACGCGAAAAGGATCAGTGTGAACTGGGGCGGCACAGCCATGACTGCGCGTACATCACCCCGTTGATTTCCTCGATTCCAGACAAGACCATTCCGTTTGCTTGCATGGAATGCAGCTGGCAATCCATCAGGTCTGGTAAGGGGCCGGCTTCGAGTGGGCCGCCGCTCCCTGCTGTTCTAGCTACAACCGATGCACGCCCCTGAACGCAACTTTCGTGTTCAATCCGAATGTTGCAAGGTACTCGCTCGCCACGGCTCAGCTGGTCAGGCGTGAGCTTGCGACCTTTAACCCGCATGCGCGTCACATAGAAAAACATGAGTACACCAATATGCTGTATATGTGTACAGTATATTGGTGGCTCGTGTGATTGTGAATCAGCTCATGGAGGAGGGTAGCGGCTGTAGGGCGGGCTCGGTGCAATTAAGTAAGACGCCCGGCGCCGGGCGAAGAGGTCATGGAAGGGCGGCAGGCGCTGCCGCCTGCCTGTCTCTGGAGCATTACATGCTCTGCCTGGTTTCTTTTTCCATAGCCGAGGCCAATATGCCTTGAAGCCATAGGATGACCTTTCCTCCCCCGAACTCCACCTCGAAAAGATCGTTAGCTTCGGAATCTTGAAGCATTCCAAGCCGATTTAGATAGTACTTATCCAAGTCGATAAAGTCGCCACCATTTTCCAGCTGTACGCTGATGACGCCATACAGTTCAGCGTTCTTAGTTATGGGGTTGACCTGAATGCTTATGCGTTTCGTGAGGTAGCATATTATGATCTTTTCGCCAATTTCGATCTTTACGTCAGTAACGTATCTTTGGAATTGGCCTTGTAAGTATTGAAAGAGGTCGTTGAAGCTTGCGGTTATATTGATCCACTGCCTCGAATACGTCCTTAATGCTGAGAAATTAGAGTCGATGTCGTTGTTCTCGGCTGAAGTCATCATTCGAAAGCTCCTATATTAGCTTCACTTTTTCTCGTTGGTAGGTGCTGGCGGCGGCGGTGTAGGGGCTTTTGTTGGGAGCGCGCCGCGCGGCATGTTAATGTTGGCATTTATTGAGTCCTTTGCAATTCCTTCCCTGATTTGGCCTTCCATTTTGCCTTTGGCCAAAGTCTCGTTAAGTGATTTAACGTCATCATCCTTCATTTTTTTTCTCCTCGTCTTCTGGTGTGGGCTCTAGAAATTCAACCCAGTGAACATCTGAGCCAGTAATGTGGATTGCCCGAGTTGTTTCGCAAGGGATTATTTCTTCGCCTTGGAGCCAGTGCGGCTGCTCTATTAAGAAAGATCCTGTCTGTTTAGAATTTGGGAAGATGGAGTAGAAGCCCATCAACCTTCGCCCGTCAGTTAACTGCAGTACGACCGGACACTGCCCCAAGGTTTTATATATGTGGCTTGCATCGTCGACTGATGCCTTGGATGTGATTTTTAGCTTGCGGGCTATCTCATAAAGCCTGTCTTGATTGCAAAGGTAAGCAAGGTATAAACCAGCCAAAAACGCTAAAGCGATTGAGAAAACTAGCGCAGCATCAGGGCTCCACGGTCCAATGCTGTAGACTCGCCCCAAACCATGAGCTGCTGATTCGATGGTGTTGATAAGCACCTGGATGATGGCTGTAGCGATCAGAGCCTGAATCGTTCTCTCAAACTGACCTGGTTTTGGTACTTCAGCAAACCAATAAAATACGGTCATCATCAGAAAGCCGGGGACCAGGCTCTGGATGAGCGGTATTACGTCGTTGACTATGTCTTGCAAAACGCTTCTCTCCTTGAGCGTGGCTTGTGCCCCCGGAGCGGCATCCTTTCGGTTTGATACTGCAATGCCTTATCCATTGCAACACTTGTTCTTCTGTAATTGAGCCAAATGTAATGGTGCATTGACCTGCAGCCTCAATCCGGCTACCTTTTCCGTGTCGCTGCAAATTCAGCGACACGGGTTTGGCGACTCGTTACCTCACGGCGGACACCGCCATTGCGCGGTTTTTTTGTGTCCGCAACACGGCAAGGCCTTTATGGGCGGGCCGTGTGGGAGACCTTCGGGTCTGCCGGCTCGTGAGTCCGGTTCGCCAACCTGCACGGTTCGCTCACCCTGTTTGGCGACGGGGCGAGCGGAAACAGACCGCTACTCACGAGGCTACTAACATGCCGAACCGTCCTATTCTTACCCTCAATCCGTTCAAAAATCGCGCTGCCCGCTATCGTGCTCAGGCACTTACTGCGTTGCATGCGGATTCCTCCCTGTCTGTCCGGCTCAAGCGTTACAACGCGGCCATGGCCAAAGCCCGCGACCTGGAAGCCCGCGGAGGTGCCCAATGAGCGTTCAAGCGCAGGCGCCGGCGGCTGCTCCGCTGCACTTCAACAACCGGCGGGATCTCCCGCTGCATCGCTTACCCTTCATTGGCCCCGTGCGCGGCCGCACTCAGTTCAGCTTTTGGGGCGTGCCCAGAACGGGCGGCTACGCCGGCGGCAACGAAGTAGGCCGCGGGCTGGCTCGCATTTACCTGAAGTACCTCAAGCAGCACGGTCGGCCGGAGGGCTTGGGCGCGCTCCAGTGGATCGTGCTGGATATGATCGGCCCGGCCGCTGCGAGCGCGTTAACGCCGGAGCAGTCCGCTCTGCGTGGGCAGGTGGTCGGCTTCTTCTCTGAGCTGGACGCGTGGTTGGAGGTGGCTGTGTGCGATCTGGAGGGCGGCTTGGATGCTCAAAGCGATGAGGCGCTGCTGGCCCTGGTCAATGCTGGGCTGCGTTTTGATGAGCGCAGCGAGGAGGGCGAGTCATGAGCTTGCCTATCGAGTTTGCGTTTGATGATAAGCCCGTGCGCGTGGTATTGGTGAACGGTGAGCCGTGGTGGGTCGCTGGTGATGTCGCTTTGGCTTTGGAGTATCGCGACGCCGGCAATATGGTCAGAAATCTGGACGATGATGAGAAGGGTACTCATATTGTGAGTACCCTTGGCGGTGAGCAGGACATGCTGATCATCAATGAGTCCGGCCTGTACTCCGCGATCCTTCGCAGCCGCAAGGCCTCGGCCAAGCGCTTTAAGAAGTGGGTCACCGCTGAGGTGCTGCCCAGCGTCCGCAAATACGGCGGGTACGTGATGCCCAACACGCAGCCCGATCCAGAGCCAGCACCCAGAGCGCTGCGGGTAGAAGCGGAAGAGGTGGTAGCCGCAGGGCGGGTGTTTCGCTCGCTCTACACCGTCGGCCGCAGCATGGGCATGCCGCGCCGGCTGGCCGCCACCCGAGCCAATCAAGCAGCCGAGCGCACCACCGGTGTGGATCTGGCAGCAGAACTGGACGCCAGCCCCTGGCTGGATGGCCCAGACCTGCCAGCTCCGCAGCGCAAAGCCTATGAGCTGCAGCAACGCATCCGTGCGCACCTGGTAGCCAACGACTGGCCGCAAGGCTTCAGCGTGCAGCAAGTGATAGAAGCCCTGCAGCTGGTCAACGACCGCGGCACGCAAACGTCCGTCGGCAGCTGCCTGCGGTTGCTCGGTTACAAGCGGGTGCGGCTGTCACCCACTGGCCCCGGAGGTGCGCGGCCGTATGTGTATCAGCTGGTCACGCTGCCGGCGTTGGCCTGAGAGGAGGGACGGCCTAGATCTGGCCGTCTAGCTGGCTTTTGAATACATCATCCAAGATTGATTGAATTTCTTCAGAGGAAAACCAGTGTGAGTTACTCCCTACGAGTGCATGCAATTCAGCGCTCTTCTCATCGTTCTCGGCTGAAATGAAGTACTCCAGTGAGCAGCGAGCAATCTCTGTTGGTAAATCAGAAGGCAGTGAGTTAAAGCTTGGTGACGCGCCTAAAAGATATTTGTCTTTTGCCAGCGGCAGGATTACCGCGACTAGCTCGTCATTTTTGTCCAAAAAGGGCTTGAATGATCGCTCCCCCTTTATAAGAAAAAGCACAATCGAGTCGCCTAAGGGTAGGTTGGCAGGCACGAAATTTTCGATGGAGTAGTGTAATGACGTGAAGCGCTGGGCGCGCAGATCAGGCGCAATGGAGCGCTTAAGCAGCTTCACATGACTTTTCTTGACGTTATCTGGCAGCGAACTTCTCAGCGGTGCCAGAAGATCAGGTAGTGATCTGGCCATGTTAGCGATGAAGGGGGCCAATAGATCACGAAACTGCATACCAGTCTGTCGCAACAGAGCTTTTAGCTGCTCGACACTCATACCTGCTTTGCCAAGCTCTTTTTGGAGCAAGTCCGAATCTAGTGTGAGGTGGCGCTCTAAAAGTCGACCTAAGATCGCTGGGTCACGCAGTTGAGCGCCTACTCCTTCAACGAGACTTTCGAACGCATACAGCATGTTGCTGCGCACATTTCTGCTTCGAATTTCAAAGTGGGCGAGAAGCTTGGGGATATGGGGGATTACTTCGTTGTTAATATTCCCGGCGCGCAGGTTGTCTATCAGTGGTGAATAAAGCCGCTCCTCATCTATCGTAATTTTGTCGTCCAGATCGGTCTCTGACTCAACCGCGTAAAAATGCCGCTCAAGTCCAACGTCCTGGATATTTGCGATGCGTGGGGGCTTTCCCTTTTCGTACACCCAGCAGTAGGTGCCTTTGCCCTTGCGGACGGCCTTGAACCCTTTTTGAAGAAAGCGGGGTATGAAGTGTTGTCGTACACCTGCCATTCGTTCTCCTAAGAGAGTTGCTCCGTTTAGGATGGCCCATAGCCTTTTAGCCCAGCCTTTAGGGCTCAATTGATAGACGTAGTAGGCCTGAGGCGTTGGCTATTGCGTAGATTAACCTTCATGCGGAAGCCGAGAGTCAACCAGCGGGGACAGGGCGGGTACTACATATTTGCTACAAGCGATTCTTGTTTTATGGCAAATATTTGAATTTAAAGACTTATTTTTTTATGCGCGTCCGATCCATCATCGGCGCAACGCTGAAACGGCGATTAGGCTCTTGGCGCGTGGTTGCTGGGCTGGATATGGGTTCCGGGTGCATTTCTGACTGCCTGTTAGGTTACTGAGTTCTGCTGCCAACCCCTTTGCGCGTTGCTGGCGTTGATGCTGTGAGAGGCCTG